GAATAAATCCGCACCGGTGCGGATTTAGCAGGACACAGCACTTACGGTGCCGATTGAGACATCAACGCGCTTCAGTTGGGCTTCGGCGCAGCTCCAGACTCATCGGGCGTCCCGGCTGCCCGGGTAGCCAACAGTAGCGCGGCGTCAAGTGCTGCCTTCAGTGAGTGCGCCGCGGGGATGTTCATACGGAGATGGGCGACAATCACGCGGTCGTTTGCCACACCGTCCTGAGGCATGGGCACGTCGCGTGAAGCCTCGAGCGTGACGCGAATGATTCCAGTCAGGCACCCGATCGCGGAGGCCTGCTCAAAATACAAGAACGGGGCGTGCGCACTTGCCAGCGCTGAAATCCCCCCTTCGAGGCTCGATATTGTCTCGACGACTTGCGGCTTCGTGCGGGACTCGTCGGTCATGGCATCCTCCTGTTTCGCGTCCTATTAGCGCAACGGCACGGACACGGAATATCTGCGATTTCTGCTGTGCGACACTGTGCGAAAGGCGTCATAGTCCGCGGCGCCACAGGGGAGGCCGTCATGGCCCGCACACCACCGCCCGCTAGTTCCAGCACCACCACGCGGATCGCGCCTCGGCCGAACACTGCAATCGGACATTCCGCGATGGCTCGCGACCACGCCAAGGCCGCCGCTGCACACGCCTCCAAGGCTGAGCAACTGAGCCGCGATGCGCGACGCACCATGCCGAAGAGCGCGCGGTAGCCACACACGGAGGCGGACGGGCCTGCGGTGGCCGAGGAACATACCCTGCATTTAGGAGAACTGAGGTGCCCTTCTCTGTCGCTGCGATCGGAGCTGGTGTGAGTGCTGCTGCTGGCATTGCCGGCGGCATCATGCAGAAGAACGCCGTCGACAAAGGGGCGTCGCAGGCCAGGGATGCGCTCAATCAGGGCGTCACGACTGCCACCAACCAGCTATCGCCATGGGCCACCTCGGGGCAGCCGGCGAACGCCGATCAGGCCGATCTGCTGGGACTGAACGGGCAGCCTGCGGCTGACGCAGCGATGGCGAAGTTCCAGAGTTCGCCTGGATATACCTGGCAGCTCGGCGAGGGATTACGTGCGGTGGACGCCGGTGCTGCGGCAAACGGGCTGCTGCGCTCGGGCGCGGCGCTGAAGGCGGAGCAGACGTTCGGCAGCGGGTTGGCGGCGACCGATTTCGGCAACTACTGGAACCGACTACAGCAGCTCAGCGGGAGCGGCCTGACGGCGGCCGGCGGCATTGCCAACGCGGCGACCGGAGGTGCTGCGAACATCGCGAACGTCGATACCGGCCAGGCGAGTATGGACGCTAGTATCTACGGCAATATGGCGAAGGGCGTCAGCACGGGCGCCAACCAACTGATGAGCAACACGGCGTTTCAGAATGCCATCGGGGGCGGTGGCGGTAGCGGTGCTCCGCAAATGACCGGCTTCGCGCCTAGCCTGCAGGTAGGCCAGGAATACACTGGCGGCTTTGTCGCGCAGCCGCCGCGAACACAGGGCTACTGATCCAATGTCAGGATTTTTCTCTGCCAACGTCACCTCCCCGTTCCCTGATCAGAACGCGCTATTCGATGCCGCCAAAGTGGCGAACGCGGGGCAGGCGTATCAGAGCAACCAGTTGCACCTGCAGGGCCAGCAGATGGATCTGACCGCGGCTGACCACGAGCAAGTGGCGCGGCTGTCGGCGGCGTTGCTGAACGAACCGGACCTGGGCAAGCGGGCAGATCTGTATTCGCGCGGGGTGGGGATGCTGCAGTCGCAGAACCTTGCCAAGTACGCGCCACCGACGCTGCCCGACGAGAGCACGCTGCGGATGCTGGCGGCGCAGGGCGTGTCGAGCGAGAAGCAGTACGAGTATGGCGCTGGCCGCTCGGCGGCACAGGGCGCGCTCGGGGCGCTGGGCATCGGTAGCACCGGGACGGGGACTGGCACGACAGGGGCGGCGCCGGCTGGCAGCGTGGCGACAGCACCATCAGGAACGATCGAACCGGCCGCCTTCAACAACGCCACCGCCGTCCGCGACGGGTTAATCAAGCGCGGCATGGACCCAGACACGGCAACGGGAGCGGCAGCCAATGCGTTGCACGAAAGCGTTGCCAATCCTCGCACCGGACGGGGCGACAAGGGCAATGCCGCCGGCATCTTCATGTGGACGGGGCCGCGCCTCCAGGCATACATCGACAAGACCGGCCATCCGCCTGACGGCGCTCCTCTCGATGAGCAACTCGACTTCCTGATGTCGGAGTGGAACGGCTCTGAGGCTGATGCTGCCGCGAAGGTCGCGGAGGCGAAGGGGCCGGCCGCCAAAGCGGCTGCGTTCTCGCAGTATTTCCTGCGGCCGAAGGACACACAGGGGGAGATGCAGCGGCGCTCGGCCACCGCGCTGCAACTGCAACAACAGATCGGCGGGGGCGCCACGACTGCCAGCACAGCGCCAACGGGAGGCGTTGCTGCGCGCACAGGCGGGACCGACACGGCCGGACCTGGTGCAGGCCCGGTAGCGCCACCAGGGCCCACAGCGACGCCTGGCGGCGATCTGATGGGGCCTCGGGCGCTGCCCAGCATAGGCCCTGGATCGCCCGTCGTGACGCCGCAGTCACTGGCCAACACGCCAGTCCCACAGAACGGGCTTGCCCCGCCACCATCCGCCCAGGCCCCAACTCCCGCACAGCCAGGCCAGCCAGCACAGCCACAGGCGGCGCCGACACCAGCGCCAGCGCCTGTAGCGCCCCAGGTGCCGCTGGAGCCGTTGCTGGACCTGAAGCCGTCTGGCCTGACGGCGCAGCAGGAGGCGGCGGCCAAGAACGACCTAAGCCGGCAGGGACTAACGCCGGCCGCAGTGACGGCGATCACCGCGCACTACCAGCAACTCGCGGCCAGCAACGTGACGGCGAACCAGTCTATCCGGTCAGCGAACAGGCAGGCGCAGAACGACGCGCAGGCGCAGCAAGAAAAGGCGCTTGCCGATACGCGGGCGGCGGAAACGCAGCGGTTGGCGCAGATTACCAGCCAGAGGGAGCAGGAGGCGGCTCAGCGCGATACTGAGCGGCTGGCATTGCAGAAGAAGCAGGCCGAACAGGGGTCCACTCAGAACAGCCGGGACGACTACACCCTTCGCACCGAAGACCCTTCAAGCCAGCAATACGCGGACGCCTACGTCAGGCAAAAGTGGACGATCGCGCCGAATGGCAACGTCATCGAGAATGACATATCGCGGTATCCTGCGCCAAACCGCAACATACAACGGCCCACCTTCCTGCCGGCGCCGACACCGCAGGGGCTGGACGAGGTTCGCAAGGCGGATACCGATGCCAAGGTCATTACCTCTGCCATCGATCATTACACCGATGTCTTCGAAGCCACCGGTGGCGGTGGCTGGGATGCTTATTTCGCCAACCCGACCGACCCGAAGACACAGCAACTGCTTGGCGCATTTGATCGGATGAAAACCGTCCTGCGGAGTCCGCAGTATTACAATACCGGGGTACTGCAGCCTGCCGAGATCAAGCTGATGGGCGAGGATCTGGTGTCTCCGCAGTCGCTGCGCGGGGTATTTGCCACCCCGCAAGCGCTCGCAACCAGGCTGGGAGAAATCAAGCTTGCCGTTTTGACTCGGCAGGATGCGGAACTGCGTTCTGTCGGCAAGGATGGGGTGATTGTTCGTGACAAGGCAGACTATGCCAAAGTCCCCGATGGGGGGAGGTATTATGACGAGGAAGGCCATCTGAAAATTAAGTCGGGGAAGCAATAATGTCCGAGGATAAGCCATGGTTAGATGATCCGGTTGTTCGACCTCTCGTTCCGACCGATCTACCGAAGGCATCGGATGAGAAGCAGACAGGGACAACTGCGCGCGGCGGCATGGTCCGAAACACAGCCGCTGGGGTTCTGGAAGGTGACGCGGCGGCTCTTAACACCCTGTCCGATCCGTTCGGCAACATCATCGGCAAGCCGGTCGAGACTGCCGCCATGTTCCTGCACGACGCGCTGGCACCAGTGTTCGGCTATGATCGATTTTCCGAAGAGGATCGCAAGACTCTGTCCGGCGATCCCGTGCCGCAACCTGGCACGCGCATTATCTCCGCTCTACCGGGCGCCAATCCGGCTGACGTGCCGGCCAACACGACGGCTGAACAAATCGCGCGCAAGACTGCTGCTGCTACCACTGCCGCCGGCACGCTAGGTGCTGGCGTCGGTCCAGCGCTGGTTGGCGCGGGTGGCGCGGTGACGGGGGATGTGGCGAGCCGGTTCGTGCCAGACTGGGCAAAGGACGCGACCGAATTGGCTGGTAATGTGGTGGGCGGCAAGGTGGCAACTAATGTTGTCTCGCCTGGCCGTACGGTCACGACGCCAGCGCGGCAGCGGTTGGTTGAAGCGCTGGATACCGAGGGCGTCCCACTGTCGGCTGGCGAACGGACCGGCAGCAAGCCGCTGATAAAAACCGAACAGATGCTTGGCCAGACGCCAGGCTCTGCGGGTGGGATTGCGGAGGACGTGGCAACACAGCAGCGCGCGGTAAACAAGGCAGTAGCGAGCAAGGCTGGGCTTGATTCCGAAACGCTCGACCCGACAGTGCTCAACAAGCACATGGACGGCCTGGGTACGCAGATCGACACACTTGTATCAAACAACAACATGCCGATCGACGCGCCCTTCGCGCAGACGCTGGGCCAGATCAAGGCATCGCTGCAAAATATGAAGACGGATGCGGCGCAGGAAATCCAGGCGAGGCTTGGCCAGCTAAACCGCATGATAACCGTTGACGCCAACGGAAACCCTATCGTCCCGGGCCGCGCTTTCCAAAGTCTCATCAGTGACCTGAACGACGCTATACGGGGTGCGAGTGGAACGACCCAGACCACGCTGCTGCAGTTTAAGGACACCCTGCGCCAGCAGATGGAATCGGGTATGTCGCCGGACGACCAGACGCAGTACCGGCAACTGAACCGGCACTATGCAAATGGCAAGGTTATTCAGGACGCGATGGGGGCGGCGGGAACGAAGCCGGCAGAGGGCGACATCTCGCTGCCTCAGTTACGCGTCGCCATCAACCATTCACTTGGCAAGGACGCCTACGCGAAAGGCTATGGCGATCTGAACGACATGGCACGGGCAGGCCAGAGCGTGTTGCGCAAGCCCCCGGACAGCGGCTCACCACAAGGAATGCTGATCAATGCCCTGATGAAGGGAGTACCACTCGCCCTTGGCGGCGCTGGGGGGTATCTGGGAGGGGTGGAGGGCTTTGCGGCTGGATTGGCCACGCCATGGGCGATCGGCACAGCGATGCGTGCGCGTATTCCCGGCACGAATTACAGCCCAGGTCAGGCTTATCTGACGAACCAGCTTACGCGAAATGTCGATCCGAAAATTGTCGCGGCGATCACGCAGGCGGCGAACGAGGAAGACCGGCGCAATCAGATGATGCCTACCATCACTGTCAGGCCGCAGCCTCAGTGAGGCAGGAACGGCGCCAGGATCAACGTGACTGCAAGGATGGCGCCAAGGGCCAGGAGCAAATCCCGCAAGCCACCCTCCGCAAGGAAAGCACGATAGCTTGGGACGACAAATGGTGGCAGGTGAAACAGCTCCTTGAGGCATGACTTCAGGAACAGCAGGGAGCCTACCACCACCAGAGCGAGCAGGACGCCTGCACAGGCTTCGTAAAGTATCTTAGCCATCGTCATCACGCCCCGCCCTCCAGCTTCCTGAGGCAGACCGCAACACCGATGACGAAATGCAGCATCACGCCGCTCCCTGATCGTGGTGCGGCAGAAACCAGAGCACGGACCGGGTTTTGAGGCTTCTGGCGGCCTCCGCTTGGCTCTCTGTGCTGCTGTCGTCTTGCGCCCGAGGTGGCTGTAGCGAGGCGCTTTCTCTGGACATCAGGCGGATAAGGATGATTGCGAAGACGCAAACGCCGCCCCAGCCCACGACGGGGTTAGTCTCAATGTTCACCAGCAGCAGGACCGCCAGCCCGAGCACGCTGAGCACCGGTAAGATTAAAACCAACAATCGGAGCAGCGTCAGGATAAGTCCGGCGACTATCAAGAAGACGAAAAAGCCGATGATGATGCTCACGCCGTATCCCTTCCGCGCCGCGACCGTTGACGGCGATCTGCGGGCGCCGTATCTAGTGAACTCACTAGACAAAGGCAAGCGCTATGTCGATCACGGTCAACGCAACGGACGCTAATCAGCGTTTCGCGGAGTTATTGGGCAAGGTGGCCGCCGGCGAGACCGTCATCATCACCAAGCGCGGGGAGCCGGTGGCACAGCTCACCAGCTATCGTCCCGAGGCTGCCTCGCCTGCGCGCAAGGCGGCATGGGACAAGCTCATCGCCCGGTTGGGCAGCGTCCCTATGCCAGCCGGAGGTTTTGTCTGGAACCGAGATGAGTTGTACGGGGACCGGGAGGTAAAGGCGTTGGGCAAGCGCGGACGCTAAGACGTGGTCAGGTTTACGCTCGACACCAACATCCTGATCTATGCCTTGGCCAAGCAGGACGACGCTAAAGCCAGCACCGCCCGCAAGCTGGTGCAGCGAGCCCGCGCGCAGGATTGCGTCATCACCATGCAGGCGCTCGGCGAGCTGTTTCACGTGCTCACCGGCAGATTACGCAGGCCCGTGGCTGAGGCCGTCGCCGCAGTCGAGGAATGGCGCGCTGCCGTGCCCGTGGTAACGGCCGATGAAGCCTGCATGGTCGACGCCATGGATGCGGTCGTGGGGCATAGCTTTTCGTTCTGGGACGCCATGCTGTGGATGACCGCCAAGCGCGCGGGCTGTCAGCTGTTGCTCAGCGAAGACGGCGACGACGGGCGCTCGCTGCGCGGGGTGACGCTGGTCAACCCATTCGCCTCACCCCGCGCGCCGCTGCTGTTGCAAGCGCTCGGAGGCAGGCGATAGGGCTTGGAACTGCTGCCCGAAAGCTAATGAAATCTCATGATCCCTGATGTTCTCATTCTGGCGACGGACCGGTAGTAGGCCACGATGCTGCTCGCCCAACGAATTGCGCTCTACCCGACGCCCGCGCAGGCCGATTACCTGGACCGTGCCTGCGGCTCGCGGCGGCATTGCTACAATCAACTGCTGGCACACTTCTGCCAGCCGGGGGTGAAATGGTCCAAGGCAGCAGCGTTCATTCACTACACCAAGGTCATCAAGCCGCAATTCCCCTGGTATGGCGAGGTGTCCTCGCGCGCCACCCGCAACGCCATCGATGACCTGGACAACGCCTTCAGGCATTTCTTCCGGCGCTGCAAGCTGGGCCAGAAGCCCGGATTTCCCCGGTTTCACAAGAAAGGCGTGAATGACGGCTTTGCCATGCGTGAGAAGCCGAAGTTCAATATCGATGGCAGGACGCTGCGCATCGAGAAGTTGCCCACCCGCATCAAGCTGCGCCAGTTGCCGCGCTTCACCGGCACCCACTGTCAGGTCACCGTCGCGAAGCAGGCCGGCAAGTTCTACGCGTCCATCCTGACCGACACGCAGGACTATGACCGCAAGGACGATGACCGTGAGCCTGCGGTCGGGGTGGACTTTGGTATCACCTCGCTGGCCACGCTCTCGACCGGCGAAGTGGTGCCCGCCAACCAAAAGCTGAAGGCCAATCTAAGGAGATTGAAAAGGAAGCAACGCAGACTGTCCCGCAAACAGCGCGGGTCGAACCGGCGGGCGAAAGCCAAGCTCGTCGTAGCAAAGCTGCACAAGCGGATTGCCGATCAGCGCACGGCGGTCCTGCACGAAGTGTCGGACAAACTGACCGAGCGCTTCGATACCATCGTCATCGAGGACTTGGCCGTGAAGAACATGGTCAGGAATCGCTCGCTGTCACGGGCGATTTCGGATGCCGGGTTCGGCACGCTGCGACGGATGATCGAATACAAAGCCGCATTGCGCGGCTGCGAGGTGGTCATCGCGCCAAGGTTCTACCCTTCGTCCAAGACCTGCTCCGACTGTGGTGTCGTCAAGGACGCCCTGTCGCTGGGGGAGCGCGTCTACCGGTGTGAGGACTGCGGCCACGAGCAGGACCGCGATCTGAATGCCGCGCTGAACCTGCTACGACTGCACACGTTTCGGGCGGTCGCTAAACGGACACAAGAGCCGCGTCAGACGGTGGGCTTGCCCGCCGCAGCGGCGTAGACGGTGTCAACAGACCAATGAGAAATCATCAGGTTTTTAGGAACGGAATGAACAGCCTGACGGCGACGAGAGGAACTGCTTGATGCTGCTGGGGGCACGTCTGGCGTGCGCGCTGTTCGTGGGATCGGAAACCTGCTTGGACCGCGTGTGCTGTATACGCTCACGGATGCCGCCAACGGCATTGCCGATTGGATGACAACGCGGAACGTGGCGAAGTTCGCTGACCGCATCTTCGGCAATCCGGATGCTGGCCTCAGTGCAGAGAGCGGTATGAAGTTCCTGCGGGAAGCCGCACGGCTGTCGCCGGGCAGCCGAGAACTCATTACGCGAACGGCTGAGTTTGTCGGCCAACAGATCGGCGGCACTGATGTTGTGAGCGGTCGCCAACCAACTCCTGGCTCAGACCGACCCGGACCGGGCTTCAATCTGCCGCCGGCGCCGCGCAACCAGTTCGCGCCAGTCTATGGGCCCTGATCGTGCGGCAGCCACCAGAACACAGTGCGCTGTGGCTTGAGCGCGGCACGGGCGGCGTGATCATCGTAGGGACGGTATCGTTGAGGAATGACCTCTGATACCGCCTCACCTATGCCTTTAACCAAAACGATCAGCACGACAACTGGCAACACCAGTCCCAGCGAGACACTCGCCAGCGCCAGCCATATCTGGAACAGCACGACGAACAGCGCGATTATCAGGCCCATCAATTACATTCCTTGACGCATTTGCAGTCGCGTTCGTCTGTTTTTTGCTTGTTGCACCCAGGTTGCCCATCGGCAATTGCCCGGCTCGTAACCGCCGTCATTGTCGATGCGATCGAGCGTCAGGCCGGGCGGACACTCGCCCATGTCGGTGAGGAAGTTTGCGAAGCCGTCTGGGCCTTGCCAACGCTGACAAACGATGACGCCTCTGTCGAAGTAATAAGGGTGTGCCGTATGACCGGGCTTACAGCGTGCAAGCATGTATCTCCATAGTCTGCAGGTTCGTGTTTCATGCCCCATGCTGGTGGATCTGACTGCGTAAGTTCCGCACTGTTCGTTCTTTGCGCACCTACATTGCGTACCGTGCCGTTTCATGCTTCCCATGCCGGGTCATCAGCTCCCGTTGTAGACAACCGCAAGAACGGGTGTTTCCTTTGCGCAGCCTGATCGCTGATATGTCTTTTACCGTGCCACACCGACAGCGGCATTTGACCGCAGGGCTTGTAACACCGCTTGGTGCCTTTTTTGCTGGCGCCGCCTCTAACACGGTCCAGCGTCCGAACACTGTGCCTGCTTCGGGCAGCGGCAACCGTGGGTGCCTCATCGGGCACATTCCCATTTGTCTTTCGCCGCTGCATCGGCCTTCGTCTGCCATTGCATGTTGGCAACATCGTCAGGGCCGCCATGACAAAGCGGCTTGACGTGGTCGATCACGTAGCCCGGCCGGCCGTGCGGATAGCCGGTCTCGCGCATAAACTGCTCGCGCACTTCCGGGCTGCGGGCGATGCGGCCGTGGCTGTCGCGAGCGCACGAGGCGCAGTAGCTGGAGCTGCGCGCATGAACGGCGGTCGTGGCCAGCACTGCGGTGAGCGCGAGGGCGATGGGCGAGAGGCGCATCAGCAGTCGTGGTGGTGGTGGCCGCCGCACAGCAGCAGCCAGATCATGACGCCGGGCCAGCCAGCGATCAGGAATGCGAGCAGGAAGTGCATGTTCGATCCTCCTGAGGAGGCTGAGCAAAGGAAGCGCAGTGCGCAGCGCAAAAAAGGGGTTGGACATCTACATGTCAAGTGATAAAACATACTGGATTTAGCCAGTATTCCACCGACGCGGAGGAGCCGGGTAACGTGGGTCACATGGGACGCCGGCCACAGGGGTTCACCGCGAAGACGGTGATGCTACCGCCAGAGCTATGGGACCGCCTGGAGCGGTTCATGGTCGAGGAGCATCTGTCCAGCGTGGCAGAGGCGCTGCGCGTGTTGCTTTGGCGCGCACTTCCCGATGAGTCACCCAAGTCTGTGCCGGCACCGAGGAAGGGCAGGCGCAGTGGCGAGTAGATCAGTGCGAAACGCGGTAGCCAAGGCTATCCGCACTAGCGAGCTAGTTCGCCAACCGTGCGAGAAATGCGGCGCCAAGGCCGATGCGCATCATGATGACTATGACCGGCCGCTCGACGTGATCTGGCTTTGCCGCAAGCACCATCAACTCCGACACAAAGAACTAGGATGGGGAGTTAGCCACGGGCCATCAAAGTTTGTGTTCAAGGTCCCTATGGTTTTTCCCGAGGAGCAATGGCGGGCGATCGAGGCGTACCAGCGCAATCGGCGGATCAGCACGCTGACGGAAAGCATCCGCGCCCTGATCTGGCGGGGGCTGGAAGCCGAGGGCGCTGCTCCACCACCTGCACCAGCACCACGCCAGAAGCGCGGCTCCCAGTGAGCAAGCAAGGTCACGCACTGGCCACGCCGACGTGCTGAGGCAGCGAATTCCCGCTTGGCGCGGCTCGACGCGGCATGAAATCGTCACGCTGGCCGCACTGAACGCGGCCCGAGTCGCAAGGAAGATCCGGAACCCAGAACCCTAGAAATGCTGAAGCCCACCGGTGAGGGTGGGCCACGAACATCCGGCCAAGCCGGGGAAGCTGATGATCTCGCAAATCCAGCATCCCCGATTTCAGGCCCGTTTCGCAAGAGCCTATTTCTTGCCGTGGGGATGCTCGTGCCCGCGCCCTGACTGATGGGCTTCGGCAGGAGACCGCCGAAGTGACACCCAACCAATGCGCCTACCGCGCCGTCCAGGCCCGCCGCTCGCTGCCGCACGGCCAGCGCCCCACCGATCTGCATATCCGCGTCATGTTCGTCCTGGCGCGCTGGCAGCACCCCAGCCCCTGCCATGCCAAGCTGGCTCGAGCAGCGCACTGCCACCGCAACAGCGTGCTGAACGCGCTGCACCGGCTGCGCGATCTCGGGCTGCTGACCTGGGAGCGGCAGTTCACCCAGCTGCACGGCTGGCGGATCCAGACCGCGAACCGTTACTTGTTCGTGAGCAATCTTCCTTTGCCGCCAGCACGCTCGAGGCCGGTAGGGAAGGAAAGAAAACTGGCATCTTTACTTGGCCCGCAAAGCTTGTGCAGCGGACCTCGACCGGCAGCACTGGCAGCCATGCTGGCGGGTGCGGCGCGGCTGCCTGACCTGCTCGCGGCGCGACGGGCTGCCTGGGAGGGCGGGCTGGTGCGGGGCTGAATTGTGGTGTCGAAGAACCTGCACCGGCGGCATCTGAACATGAGCCAGCGGGCGATGATTGCGTGCCAGATTGCTACCGCAGAAGGCGGTGGCGACCGCATGTCTGACCACCGGATACAAATATCCGGTGGTCCTGATGTGACTGCTGAACAGGCTGCCAAGATGCTGGGCGTGAGTCGCGCCCTGGTTATTCGGGCGAAGACTATCTGGTGTCGTGGCACTGCAGAGGCTGCCTCCAGCGCGTTCGCGGCGGCGACCGCAAGAGCGATCAAGCGATACAAATATCACTTGATCCAGCCGTTGACTGCTGAACAGGCTGCATCGCCAGTTCAGCCACGGAACTCAGCGATCACTGTCAGTAGCCTGTCAGGATACCCCCGTGCGCATCGCAGTGGCAGCCTCAGCGGCCTCCCGGCTCATCGCGGCCTGGAAACCGCGATTGATGCGGCAACCCTGACGCAGGAGGCCGAGATGCAGGACACACGAGACACCACCGCCAACCCTTCCCGCCGGCGCCTGATCGCGGGCAGCAGTGCTGCGCTGTTTGCCGGCGCTGCGCTCGCCACTTCGGTCCACGCTGAACCGAAATTCCCGGCGGCGAGCGGCGACGACGCGCAGATCCTGCGTTTGCTCGCAGAGTGGCTGCCACTCCAGCGGCGGTATCACGCCCTGAGCGACCACACCGCGGAGATGGACCCCGTACCCGCCGAGATCGCTCGTGAACTGAGCCACGTCGTGACCGCGCAGCACGACCTGGCGGAGGAGATGGCCGAGCTGCGGGCGACCACGCTCGAGGGGCTGCGGGCGAAGGCGGCAGTGCTCCTGTCCTATAGCTCCTATCTGGCGGACGGCGAGAGGCTGCTCTGGGAGAACCACGACGAGCTGATGGGCTGGAGCATTGCGCGCGACCTGTTGGGGGATGCGACCGCCAAGGCGGATTACCGGCCCTGAGCCGGCGGCGGCGTCCCGCATCGATCCTGGTGACGGATCCGTCGGAGATCGTGTTCCTGCGGTGGGTCAGAACCCTGCCGGAGTCGTCGCTTCCGGACCTGAGGAGGGCGATGCGGGCTCTCGCGGAGCAGCGGCCGGCGGAGAAAGCGCATGCTACGGTGCTGAAGTTCTTGCTTGCTGCCGGCTATCCGGACGCCAGCGATAAAGCCGCCGAATTGGTGCGGGCCGGTTGGCAGGTGGTGGGCGAGCGGTAAGGGACGACGGTCGGTGTCAGAGCCACCAGGCGTCCGCCCAACGGAGGTCGATACGCTGCGGCGGAAGCGGAAGGGCATGGTCAGCCCCAGCAGATTGAATGGTGGACGCGGCTCGAAACCACGACATAGCCTACCCGGACACAGCGAGGGAGAAGGCGATGGCGGACAAGCCGACGGTAACTGTCACGGAGCGCGGGGAGATCATCCCTGGCACAGCTCGCACGAGTTATCGCCGTGGGTTCGCCGATCTGCTCGACTTCACCACACCGCCCGCCAGGGTCACTATCCTGCCTCCAGGTGCGCCGACCACGATTGGAGTTGCGCGAACCGGTCAGGCGATGCGTGAGGCAATGGCGGCCTTTGAGAAGGCCCGGCCGTAAGCGGCTCAGACCGCCCACCGACCGAGGACGGCAGGCAGCCACCGCCGGGCGCCGATCCACGGCAGCGATTGCTGCCCATCTCTTTCGTCCAGCACCACGTCGGGCCGCTGCCACCGCCCGGCGGTGCTCGCGGATTACGAGGCGGCGCACCAGGGCGCGGCTCAGTGGATCATCGAACAGGCGGAGAAGAACGCCGCGCACGCCCGGGAGATGGAGCTCCGCGCGATCAGGCTGCAACGGCTGGATATGCTGCTGCACAGGTTACTGCCGTTCGGGCTGGTGGTCGCTTTTCTGATTGCCAGCCTCGCGCTCGCCTACTTCAACCCGGCAGCCGGAGCGGCGGGGGTGATCGCCACGTTGGGCACCGTGCTGATCGCCTATCTCACCGGCCGGGCGCCAAACATCCGGTCGGACCCGGCCCCGCCTACTCCCTCCGCACCACCGCCCTGAGTCGCGCCAGTAGGCCCCTCGCCTTCCGGGCGTCGACGTCGCGCTGCAACGCCTCGGCTCGCTCACGCGCCGCCTTGGCCTCGGCCTGGGTGCGATCGAGCACCGCCTGACGCTCAGCAAGCTCGACCTGAAGCGCGGTGGCGTGGGAGCGCAACTCGCGGAGGTCGGACTTAGCATCGGCGATCGCAGCCTCAGCGCGCTCTGCCCTGTCCGTCAGTCCAGCGATCTGTCCATGGAGCGCTCCGACTTCGCCAGCATGGGCGGCTTCCACCGCGGCAAGTGCAGCGGCGAAGTCCGTCCGATCGCTGGACAGGTCCATGTCCCGGTCCTGCTGCTCCATAGGCAGGTCCATGGATTGATACCGTCGCGACAGCCACTCGGGCGGCACCAGCACGCGGACCACGCGGCGATTGTCACGCTGCCGGCGCCACTTCTTGCGGGTGGCCAATCGGATCGCCGACGGCTTGTCGATGCCGCGCACGGCCGCCAGTTCCGGGTAGGTGAGCCAGCGCCCCTCGTCCTGATCCATGGACCGGTCGGCTGACTGCTCGCTGGATTGGTCCATGGATCGTCGCCCGTCGCAGTGACGGGGCACCCAGTTACCGGCCGCCTCGTGACCGCCGCAAGAGCCACCGCAGCAAATCTGCACAGCGGGGCACACGGTGGAACAGGCGGGGACGAATTAGCTTGTATATAAACCATACGAGCGTATGATGAGTGCATATTCACCGACAGGCACCCCATCAATGCGCCAGATCGTCAGCTACATCCGGGTCTCGACCCAGCAGCAGGGCAAGTCCGGCTTGGGCATCGAAGCCCAGCGCGAGGCCGTCGCCCGCTTCGCCGAGGCGGAAGGGCTCGAGCTGACCAGCGAGTTCGTGGAGGTCGAGACCGGCAAAGGCTGTGACGCGCTGGAGCGGCGGCCGCAGCTCGCCGCGGCGCTGGCCCAGGCCCGCAAGGCGAAGTGCCCGGTCGTGGTGGCGAAGCTCGATCGGCTGTCACGCGACGTGGCGTTCATCTCGGGCCTGATGGGAAAGCGCGTGCCGTTCGTCGTCGCCGAGCTGGGCGCCGACTGTGATCCGTTCATGCTGCACATCTACGCCGCGTTGGCCGAGAAGGAGCGGCGCCTGATCAGCCAGCGCACCCGTGCCGCGCTCGCGGCCAAGAAGGCGCAGGGCGCGCTGCTGGGCAACCGCACCAACCTGCCCGACGCCACCGCGCTGGCCGCCGCAAGCAACCGCCGCATCGGTGCCAGCTTCGCCGCCAATGTCGTGCCCGTCATGCAGCAGATCCGGGCGGCCGGCGCGACCAGCTACCACGCCATTGCCGACGCCCTGAACGCCCGCGGCATTCACACCGCCCGCGGTGGCGAGTGGCACGCCACCACCGTGCGCAACATTCTGCTGCGGACCGAGGTGGCGTGATGGCATATGGCCCCAAACGCTGCGCAAGCTGCGGATCCTCGACAGAGGTGCAGATACATCACCTTTACTCGCGCAAGCAGGGCTGTCCTGACAGCCTGACTATTTGGCTTTGTCTTGTGTGCCACGACGACGCGCATCAGCGTGTTCGCAAGCCGTCCGATCTCAGCCACAGCGCCCTGACCCGTGCGGCGCTGGCGCGCAAGAAGGCCGAGGGGGCGTTGCTGGGCAACCGGACCAACCTGCCAATGGCGCAGGCGAAGGCGGCGGCAGTAAGCCGGGCCAAAGGCGAGGCATTCGCCAAGAATGTGCTTCCCCTGGTCCGCCAGGCACAGGAGCGCGGGGCCCAGACCTACCGGGCGATCGCCGAGGAGCTCAATCAGCGGGGGGTGCGGACGGCACGTGGCGGCACGTGGCACGCGACCACGGTGCGCAACATGATGTTACGGCCAGACGGCGGGGTGGTGTGATGGCGTATGGCCCCAAGCGCTGCGGTTGCTGCGGCGAGCTCAACGGTGTCGAGGCGCATCACCTCTATTCCACCCGCGATGGCTGTCCTGACGATCTGACGGTCTGGCTCTGTCACGACTGCCATCGGCGGGCACATGAATTGAAGCGTCGGGTCAACGTCAGCGAGTGCACGCGGGTGGCGTTGGCCGCGAAGAAGGCGCAGGGCGCGAAACTAGGCAACCCCACCAACCTCGCGGCGGCCGGTGCGAAAGGACGACGGGTGGGGCGCGATGCGGCGGACCGGTTCGCGCGCAATGTCCGTCCGGTAATCGAGCAGATCAGGGCGAGCGGTGCCGCAAGCCTGCGAGCGATCGCGGCCGAGCTGAACGCGCGTGGCGTCGCCACCGCACGCGGAGGTGTCTGGGAAGCCCAGACGGTGAGGAACCTGTTGCTACGGACCGAGGCAGCGTAGCGAGGGCCCCGGCACAATGCCGAGGAAACCGGGGCCGCCTCGCCGCAATCAATTTTTCCCGCCCGCGCCGGACAAGTCCGAGCTAGAGGCCTGGCTACGAGATTTTTTTGACCGTGCGAAGTTGTGGCTGGGGGAGAAGGATGCCCGACTCCTTTTTGCCAAGGTTCTCGAACGGCCAGCCGTTCGACCACCAGGATCAACCACCCCAGAACAGGACGATGAGTTGCTTGGAGAGATCCGGCGTCACCATGGGTCCATGCTGTCGCTGGCTCGTCGGCTTCTCCAAGAACACCCTGGCCGATACGGGCAGCCATCCGAAGATACCTTCGCGACCAGGCTGCGGCGGCTGAAAAAAGAATATGAACTCCAGATCGAAACCCTAATGAGGCCGGACATTTAGTCGGCCACTTTAAGTCCTTTGATAGCCCTGAGTCCGTTCCTCTATTTGGTTGCCCCGGCACGCCAAGGAACGGCGTGGATACCGGAGGATCATCCAGCTATGGGAATGACGGCCGAGGATCGCCGGCGCCTGAAAGGTGGCGGCACGGATGAGCGCCTGGGGGTAAAACCTGTTGAGGCGGGCCGACTGATCGGCGAGAGCCGCAACACTGTCTATCGCCTTCTAGCGGCAGGCAAGTTGCAGGCTGTGAAGCGCGGTGCGTCGACAATCGTGTTGATGAGCAGCATTCGCCAACACATGGCCAGCCTACCGCCCGCACAGTTCGGCACCGATCGCGCTGCCTGACCCTCAACGTGCAACCGCCCCAGCGACGCGCGAGGGCGAGCACCAGGGCGGCAGCGACAATTTCGAGCGGCACCACGAGCGAAATACGTTGTCGGGCCACACGGTGCAAGCGCGGAGCGGGGCTGAAGGACCTTCAGCTGTGGTTCACCTCGACGCTTTTACCAGGCTCCGTCTGCAACGTGGATGTGAGCATCTACACCGGTTAGGCCCTCGAGCGACGGCCGAGCTGCTCGCCGAAGTCGATCACCGGATCGGCGGAATGGCATGTATTATCAACCTTCTTACCGAGTACGAGCAGCGCCTGTCGCCTCGCCTACTCCGCGCTGCCGGTGGCGATCGCTTCCCGCCGCGCCAGCTTCATTCGGTGCCGCGATGAGCATCGCAAACCGCCCCACCACCACCCTAACGCTATCGCGCCCGCTCGATCGCCTGACCACTGAGCGGCTGGAGCAACTCGGTGTCGGCCAGGAGCACCACGTCGACAACGCGCATCATCGGCACGTCCCAGCCGATGCTGAAACGCTCGCATGGAATAGAGCGCGCGAAGCCGAGTGGCACGCCGCGCCGGCCGCACTCGAAGCAATGCTGCGCGAGCTCGCACCAGCGGTGTTCAACGACGCCCCACCACCGCTCGCCATCGGCGTAGGCGCTGTGCTGATCGCCCTGCTGGCCGGCGAATTCGAGGCGGGGATGGTCAGCCGCTTCCTCGCGGACTGGACCCGCCGGAGGGCTTATCTCGAGGCCCTGGCGCGCGGTGACGTCAGGCGCGACCTGGATGGGTGTCCCACCGATGCACCGGACGCAGCGGCCTGCACATTCGCAGCGGTGCTGCTGGGGCGGCGAGGGGGTGCGGCATGAGCGCCGGCAGCGCACGGCCTAATCCCTGGGTGGGCTGCGTCGTCATCAAGCTGACACCGATCCGCAGCGGGCGTCCGATTTGTTACTTCAGCGCAAGATTTCCGGTGCTCGAGCTGACGCTCGCCGGCTGCACGTTGTGGCTCACGCGGGCCGGCAAGCCCTGGGCCGCGCCGCCGAAACAGCGGCGGCAACTGCCGGACAACACAACCGAGTGGAGCGACCTCGTCTCTTGGGACAGTGGCCGCCCCGCTTCGATGTTCAACGAAGCATGTCTCACGGCGATCGCCGCACACTCACCGGAATTGCTGCAGCCGCTGATCGAGGGTCGTAGCGAGCCAGCTCCGCTCGCACTGCCGAGCCAGCAACGCACCAGGCCAGCCGTGGCACCGCCGCATGCGCCGGACTGGTGGGAGCGCGATCGATGAGCGGCGAACAACAACAACAGGGGGAACGCCGATGACCGAGCCTCGCGCATGGACGGATCGGCAACTAAAGGAGCTCGGCACGCGGCTACACACCGATGCCGGCATGGCCGAGCTGATGGACGAGTGCTTTGGCCAGGATGGCTGGGTCTATGACGCCAGCGACGAACTGTGGGTCGCTCAGGACCAGAGATACCAAGGAGAAGGGCGCAGCTATTACCTCGTCCGCCGCGGCGGAAATTGGACCAAAGCCATCTTGCGCGACCAGGTGCTGTCATGAGCGCGCACAGCAACTTCGTGCCCGATCCGTCATGGCCAACCATCGTGGAACTGGCGACCGAACTATGGGGACAACCGACCGACCGGAGGCATGATGAGGTGCGCTGGGGCACCAATGGCTCGAAGTCGGTGAAGCCGTCCGCCAACACATTCTTCGATCACGAGTCCGGCGATGGTGGCGGCTATGTCGAGATGTGGCGGCTGGCGCGGCACGGTGCCCCGCTGCCCCCACGAGAGACCGCCAGGCCGAAACCGACTCCGGGCGGAGACCAGGTGCCGCCGTGGGAGAACATCGGGACCACCTACGACTATCGCGACGCCGGCGGCGATCTGGTGCTGCAAGTCATCCGCACGCTCACCGGCCAGCCGCGCTTCCTGCAGCGTGCACCGGACCCCAGCAGCCGCAGCGGCTGGAAGTACTCGGTCAAGCACATCCCCGACCACGATTGCCTGCTGTACCGGCTGCCCGGCCTACGCGCCTCCGGCGATGTGCCCGTGTTGATACCCGAAGGCGAAAAGGACGTTGATCGGCTGCATGATGAAGGTCAGGTCGCGACTTGCAACATCGGTGGCGCGGGCAAGTGGCGCCCTGAATATGCCGAGCAATTCCGCGACAAGCATGTTGTCGTGCTGGCCGACAACGACCAGGCCGGACGCGACCACGCAGCCGCGGTGGCACGATCGCTGATTGGCATTGCTGCGTCGGTCAAAGTGCTGTCGCTGCCGGGACTGCCGGAAAAGGGCGACGTGTCGGACTGGCTCGATAACAACGGCACGATCGAGGAGCTGATGCGGCTCGCCGGCGAGGCGGAGGAGTTCACATCACCGGACGCGGATGAGCCGCCGCCAGGCGATGCCCAGCTCGCCTGGGCCACCATCCGTCAGGTCAGCGCCATCCCGCCACGTCGATGGGCATACGGCCGGTTCCTGCTGTTCGGCTCCGCCGCCGTCATCGGCGCGGTCGACGGCGCCGGCAAGGGCATGATCGCCACCGTAATGGCGCTGGCCATGATCTCTGGCCGGCCGCTACTCGGCGAGAAAGTCTGGCGCACCGGCCCGGTCGCCATCATCACCTATGAGGACGATCAGGAGGAATGGGAACGCCGCTTCGCCGCCGCCTGCCTGCTCTATGAACTCGACTACATGACCATGATGAAAAGCGTCGCCTTCCTGCACAAGCCGAACGGCCGTGTCACCCTGGCCGAGCGGACGAAAGACGGCCTGAACTTCCCCGACACCGCCCGCATCGTCCACTTCCTGAAGGCGCACGGCTTCGTCCTGCTGATCATCGACCCGTTTAACAGCGCTCACGCGATGGATGACGGCAATAACAACGTCGCCATCGCAGCCGTTGCCCAGGAAGTCACCACCATTGCCCACCGCGGCATCCTCGCCGTCTTGGTCCTGCACCACCTGCGCAAAGGCTCCACCGGCTCCATCGATGACCTCATGGGCGCCACCAGCCTGCGCGCCAACTTCCGGTCCTGCCGAATTATCCAGGGAATGGACGGACCCACCGCCATCGGCTTCGACCTCCCCGCCGCCGAGGCGTGGCGATACCTCTGGGTCGCCGGCACCACCGAAAACTACGCCCCGCCGGTCGCCGAACGCATCTGGTTTCACAAGCAAAGCATCGATCTGGGCAACCCAGGCGGTATCTACACAACCGGCGACAGCGTCGGCGCCATCGAGCGCTGGACCCCGCCCGCCGCTTACGAGGGCATGGACCACGACAGGATGCGCGCCGTGTTCGACGCGCTCGCCGCCCAACCTCACGCCAAAAACCAACGCGCCTCCATCCCGTGGGCCGGCAAGCCGCTGATGAATGCCGGACGAACCGAGGTCCAGGCTAAAAAGATACTCGCGGATTGGTTGCAGTCCGATACGCTGATCCCAGGCGAGGAGGTCAAGGGCGAGAGCCGTCATCCCGTCCAGACGGTAATGCCAAACCCGACCAAGGTCGCCTCCATCCTGGCCGCGCTGGGTGGCGGAACCCGCTGGGAAGCAGCCCGTGCGTGAACCCTCGCAACTGCGCAAACACTGCGCACTGACTGCGCTGCGCAGTGAATGGGGACCCCATAGTCCACTGCGCAACTGCGCACCCTCCATGACCGTGCAAACACTGCGCACTCACTACGCAAAAGACCGCGCAGTCTCGGGCGTGCCGCAGCGGGCAAGGTGCACGGCAGCGCGCCTCAAGCGCGCGCCTTGCCGCGCAAGCCCGCCAGCGACACGTGGGCACCTCAAGTTCAAACCGCGCCACCGCGCAAGGCAACCGGTGGTTGAGAACCTCCACACGAGCCAGGAGGGTCAGACGGTGCGGCCCGCCGTGGCCTAGGCCTCGAACCCCGTCACGTACGCGCGCGCGACGGCCAACACCCCAGCGACAGGAGGAACCCGATGACCGAGCTATGCCAGCGTTGCGGCGAACATCCGGTGGCAGACGAGGGGCCGCCACGCTTCCCGTTCTGCGAGGCCTGCTGGCCCACCGTCGGGGCGCACTACTCCGTCGACGAGAACGGCGACTTCATCGGCTTCATGACCGAGGCCGAGATCGCCGACAGTTACCGCCAAGCCGGCGAGGCCGCACTCCAGAGGGCCGAAGAGGAGGGAGAACTGCCATGCTGAAGTGCCTCGACTGCGACATCCCACTGGAGGGAGCCATGACGCCGGAGCATCCGCTGTGCGAGCGGTGTCTCAGGCGCGATCTCCACGACGGGAGGGGGTCGCCGTGGTTGCCGCCAGCACGCTAATCGCCGCAGTATCCGCGCCCGCCGGTCGGCACTAGGAGCTGCCCCATGCCATCACCAGACGCTATCGACCACGCCGACATCATCGCCGGTGTCGAACGTGCCCTCGTCAGATTGCTCACCGCGCCAGACACCGACGGTGCGTTTTATGATGCGGTTCGGCAAGGAACGCGCGATGCAATTTGGGCGATCGCCGCTCAATGCACTGACGCAGACATACCGCCCGCTGGTCACGCGAACTGAGCCCCGCGCATAGCCGCCAGCCGTGGCATATCCGAGCTCCTACAGCGACGAGCTTGCGCTCGAGATCTGCACGCGCCTTGCCGAGGGTGAGTCGCTGAAACGCATATGCAGCGACGAGGGCATGCCAAACCGCAGCACGGTCAACGCCTGGCGCCGCGACCATCCAGCGTTCAGTGCGATGTTTGCGCGTGCCCGGGAAGACTGCAGCGACACCATGGCCGAAGCTGCTGTCGCAGTGGCAATGACTGCCACGTCCGAGACCGCGCAGGCCGTGCGCGTTAAGTACGACGCGTTGAGATGGTACGCGTCAAAGTTGGGGCCGAAAATTTACGGCGACAAAGTCCAGCACGTCGGCGATGGCGGCGGTGCGATCAGCCTGACGATCGAAACCGGCATCCGCCGCAGCAGCGACAGCAGCAGAGCCGACGGCGATGCATCTTGATCTGGGCTACCGACCACGCCCTCAGTTCGAGGCATTTCACGCGCGCACGCAACGCTGGGCTTGCATCGTGGCTCATAGGAGAGCTGGCAAAAGTTTAGCGTGCGCTATGGACCTGATCGATGCGGCCCTGCGCTGCAAGAAACCAGACGGTCGTTTCGCTTATGTCGCACCGACATTCACCCAGGCCAAGGACGTGGTCTGGGGTTATATGAAGCGCTACACACAGCAGATCCCGCAAATCGATGTGCGGGAGAGCGACCTGAGCGTCATTCTCCCCAACGGCGCGCGTGTCCGATTGTACGGCTCCGATAACTATGACCGGATGCGCGGCTTATATTTCGACTCCGTCGTGATGGACGAATACGCCGACCAGTATCCACAGGCGTGGTCACAGGTCATCCGTCCGGCGCTGACCGATCGCGGCGGCACAGCGGTGTTCATTGGCACACCGAAGGGGCGCAACGCGTTCTACGACGTCTATGACTACGCCAAGCGCCATCCGGCCGAGTGGTTTGCGCTGGAGCTGCGGGCATCCCAGACCGGGCTCCTGCCCAACGCCGAGCTGGAAAGCGCCCGCGCCACACTGACTCCCGAGCAGTATAGCGCCGAGTTCGAGTGTTCATTCGATGCAGCGGTTTTGGGTGCTTATTACGCCACGGAGATCGCCGAGGCAGAGAACGCCGGGCGTATCGGCGACGTGCCGGTCGATCCTGAACTGCCCGTTCACACCGCTTTTGACCTCGGCATCGGCGACTCAACCGCCATCTGGTTTTTCCAACTCCTAGGAAAGGAAGTCCGGGTCGTCGACTACTACGAGGCGTCCGGCAAAGGCCTTGCACATTATGCCGCCGTTTTGGAGGACAAGGGTTACAACTACGGCACCGACTGGCTGCCTCATGACGGCATGGCTCGTGAAATGGGCACCGGACGCAGTCGTTTCGAGACGTTGAAAGCGTTGACCGGTCGGCATCCGCGGATCGTGCGGAACCTCAGCGTGCCGGATGGCATCAACGCGGCGCGGGTGACGATCGCCTCGTGCTGGTTCGATGCCGAGCGCTGCCGCGACGGGCTCGAGGCGCTGCGTGCCTATCACGCAGACTTCGACGAACGGACCAAGGCGTTCGACGTTCGGCCGAAACATAACTGGGCGAGTCACGGTAGTGATGCGTTTCGCTATCTCGCGGTGGCCTGGCGCGAGATGCAGCCGGAGAAGCCCAAGGCACAACCACCGGTCGATCACTGGGATCGAGCTTTTGAGCGGGCGGCCGCCGGCGACGGCTACGCGACGTCGTGGCGCACGGCCTGACGACCGCCAAGGCCACGGCTGCCAGGCTGGACGATAACGAAAAGGGGGTCGCTACTACCGACACCCTTGGCGGCCAGCAATCAATGACCATCGCACGCGAGAGATACCCTCCAGATTGCGGAGGGTATTCCTGGCAACCCAACGTCAGCGTCATCAGAGGGCCGAGTTTCGTTCCAACCCGGCGCACGCCTTGATGATGACGAGAAAGATGCCCTCCAGATTGCGGACCCCATCGGACGCCCACAGGAAAGAGAAATTCGGTCAAGTATACCTGACCGAACGATCGGTTTGCATCGGCTGCGTGAGTGCGAAAGGGATGACGTCGCTCAGAGCGACGCCATCGGCAGGCCGCAGCACCGACATTGCCAACACGCTTCCCACTGTTAGGCTGTTCGAGCGTGTCTCGCGCAGCTTTCGCTGCCACGGAGACGGCATTTCATCGGCTTGTGCAGTTTCCGCGCTGTGCTCTCGCTGCACAGCACTTACGGTGCCGATTGAGACATCAACGCGCTTCAGTTGGGCTTCGGCGCAGCTCCAGACTCGTCTGGCGTCCCAGCTGCCCGGGTAGCCAGCAGCAGCGCGCCTTCGAGAGCTGCCTTCAGTGAGTGCGCCGCGGGAATGTTCATCCGGAGGTGCGCGACAATAACGCGGTCGTTGGCCACCCCGCCAAAGGGCATGGGCACGTCGCGTGATGCCTCCAGCGTAACGCGGATCATGCCGTTCAGGTGCCCAATCGCGGAGGCCTGCTCGAAGTAGAGGAACGGGGCGTGCGCACTGGCAAGTGCAGAGATGCCGCCTTCGAGGCTCGGTATTGTCTCGACGACGACTTGCGGCTTCGTGCGGGACTCGTCGGTCATGGCATCCTCCTGTTTCGCGTCCTATTAGCGCAACGGCACGGACACGGAATATCTGCGATTTC